TGTTGCTGTAAATATGTACGAAGATATTGCTAGGGCCGCACTTGTTAATTCAAGGTGGCGTTTTGCAACTAATCAGGCTGTGTTAAATCTTTTAAGTGATGCGCCTACTGGTCGCTATAACAAAGCATATCAATTACCAAGTGACATATTAATGTTACACGCTGTTACACAGGAAGACTCTCCTATTGAGTATCAGCTATACGGCTCAAAAGTTTACGCAGACACAAGTGATGCAGACATAATTATTGCTGATTATACGTTTAGGGCAGAAGAACAAAACTGGCCTTCTTATTTTACATTAGCTGTTGAGTACGCTCTGGCTACTGTGTTTGCCACATCTATAGCAAGAGATTCTACTCTTGGTGGGTTAATGCAGGGACAAGGTGAAAGGTCTATGGCAAAAGCTCGTAGCCTTGACTCACAACAACAAACAGCTAGAAAACTGACTACATCGAGGTTTGCTACTGAAAGGAGAAGTTAATGGCTCGTATAAGAGTACCTATTAGCAACTTTCAGTTTGGTGAAATTAGTCCTTCTCTTATCTCAAGAACCGATACTAATGTGTATGGTAGCTCTGGCAAAAAAGTAGAGAACTTCTTTTTGCGTAGTGAGGGTGGCCTTCTTAAGAGATTTGGTACATCTAAGATATATGAATACGACACAACTGTAACTTCTTCTAAGAGGCAACAGGCTCGTCTTATACCTTTTATCTTTTCAGATGATGAGCGTTACATTGTTTCTCTTGAGAACGCAAAGATAAGGGTATTTATAATTGACCCTTCTACTGGTGCAGTAAGTTTAACAGCAACATTAACTCAAGACGTAGATAGCGCGGCTATACCGTTCGCAGATACTATTATTGATGAAATAACATTTGCTCAATCTGGTGATACAATGTTTCTTTGTCATCAAACATTTATGCCTCGCACCCTTGTTCGCACTAGCTTAACTGCGTTTGTATTAGATACTATTTCTTTTACTGATAGCGCAGATGGCTTCAGATTAAATCAACCTAATTATTCTTTTCAAGCACCTGCTGTTACACTAGACCCGTCTAATAGTTCTGGTGATGCTAGAACATTAACTACAAGTGTTGGTTATTTTGATACTACTGGCAGTCAGGCAAGCGGAAACTATGCAAACTCATTGCACGTTGGAGTTGTTCTTCGTTATCACAACAACGAAATAATTATTACTTCTGTGCAGTCTGCAACACAAGCCACTGGCAATATTAGAGATGAGTTGTATGTTAACTTAGACTCAGATTCAATAGAAACTACAGATGCAAGTGCTGACATAGAAATTACATTTCCTTTGCATGGCTTATCTCTTAATGACTCAATAATTATCTCACATGCTAATGCTGTTGGTGGTATATCAACAAGCAATATAAACGGCACACGCGCTATACAAGAAGTTGTTAATGAAAATGTTATTGTAGTAACTGCTGGTGGAAATGCTAATTCATCAGCTATTGGTGGTGGCTCTCCTCGCATCGTTACTCACGCACCTACTACTGAGTGGGGTGAGCAGTCATACAGCGCACTTAGAGGGTTCCCTGCGGCTGTTACATTCCATGAGAACAGACTATGGTTTGGTGGAACACTAGGTCAGCCAGATGGAATATGGGCCAGCAAAACTTCTGAGTATTTTAATTTTGATGAAGGTGATGCTGAAGATAACGATGCTTTAAATCTAACTGCAAGTATTGGTGAGATTAATACTATTCGTCACATTGTATCTAATCGTGATTTGCAAATCTTTACCAGCACATCAGAGTTATATATTCCAGCGTTTACTGAGAAACCGATTACACCAACTAATGCTCAGATTAAAAGACAAACACCTTATGGAGCAAACTTTGTAAGACCGCAGTCTCTTGATGGCGCAACTATATATTCTCAGAAGTCTGGTGCTATTATTAGAGAATATATTTACTCAGATGCAGAAGCGGCATACACAGCCACCTCAATATCCTCATTGTCTTCTCATTTGATTACTGACCCTATACAGCTTGCTATACTTAGAGGCTCTCTTAACAGGCCAGAGTCTTATGCATTTGTTTTAAATACTGATGGCACTATAGCTGTGTTTACATCAGACAGGGCACAGCAGAGGGCTGGCTGGTCACAGTTTACAACAAGAGGTAAGTTTCATTCTATTTGCACAGTAGATGATAGAGTCTTTGTTATTGGTAATTATGATAAAGGTGCTGGAACTAACAAGCTTATCCTTATGGAATTAGATGCAAACAAGAACTTAGATTTTTCTAATGTATTTGATGGCACTCTTGGCGCGGCATCTACCTGTACAATTACTGTAACTGATTATGCCAACATAGCTGTTGGTACTACAATTACATTTACTAGAAGCAATGGTGAAACTGTAATCTTTACTTCGGAAGCTATTAGTGGGAATGCTCCTTCTGGTTCATTAAAATGGCGACCAAATGAAAGCAACAATACAACAGCAGATAATATATTCACTGCGGTTAATGCACATGCTAACTTTACTGTGTCTAACCCAGCGGCAAACGTAGTCACAATTACAGAAACATCACCTACTGCTGGTGGCGCATTGTCTGTTGCAACATCTGATTCAACAAGACTTGCAAAAACAAACCAAAGCAAAGTAGGGGTGTTTAATGTATCTACTCAGTTTGCAAACGGAGCCGTAGTAAGTGTTGTTAATAACACAGACTATTTAGGTGACTTTACTGTTTCTGCTGGGACTGTAGATGTGTCTGCTGTACAAGCAATTACATCTGCTGAAATAGGATTTAATTTTACTGTAGAAGCAGAAACAAATCCTATTGATGCACAAGTAAATGGAGGCCCATTAACAGGTCATCCTCGTTCTGTTAATAGAGTTATAGTTGACTTGTTATCTACATTGTCTTGTTCTGTTAATACAAAGCCTCTTGTCATTCGTCAGGTAACAAATGACTTTAGCCAAGACAGAGTTCCTGTTACTGGCAAACAAGAGTTTCGTTTGCTTGGTTACAGCAAAGACCCAACAATTAAAATAACACAAACAGCACCACTGTCATTGCAAATCAATGGCATAATTGCGGAGGTATCTTTCTAATGTCTATTGCTATGTTTGCACAAATTGCTGGCACTGGCTTAAAAATGTACGCGGCTATGGGTGCCGCCGCTGATGTTAAAAATCAAGCCGCATACGACAAGTATCAAAATGATTTGCAAAGGCAAAACAACAAGATACAAGCGCAAGAAAAATCTATTCAAAGAACAGCACAGTTTGAATCAGCGCAAGCAACTAACGAAGCATTCTTTGGTTTCTTAAACAGAGATGTTAGTGATGTTAGTTTAAAAGCATTTCAAAGGCGGCAAAAAGAAATACTCGCAGAAGATGTTACAGCTATTGAATCTAATGCGTTTGTTGCAGACAGACAGCTAAAAGCACAAAGCGACATGAGAACTTATGAAGCTAAAGTTGCGGCAAGAGATTATAAGATGCAAGCAGTATCTTCATTAGCTTCTGGGCTTTACAAATATAATGTGAGTAAATCGTAATGGCAGTTATTAAACAAACAAGACAGTTTACCACTGGTAACATAGGCGTTGTTCGTAGCTCTAACGCTGGTGAGAAGTCTGCTGTCAACACCATGAAGGTTGCTGACGATATTATTAACATGGCCTTTACACACGCTTCTAATGAGGCAGGGCGTAAAGGTGCAGAAATTGCAAGTTCTTTAGCTGAATCTAATATTAGAACTATTAATCCTGACACTGGTATGCCAGAAGCATTAGC